CCTGGCTACTTTGCTGGGCCATCAAAAACTCCGGCGTCTCAAAGCCCGGTTGCACCGGAAAAAGCCCGTCCATGCGCAGCTCAGGAGGCTCGGCACCGACGGGGATACCCAGTTGGCGCTCTAGCTCGATCCAATGGCGCTCTTCAAAGCGGTCCAAACCAGCCAGGCTCGCCGCCGCACGGGCATAGACATAGCAGTCCAGCGCTTCGTTGCGCTCGCGGATCTTTTGCCACTCGCGAAACGGAAAGCCGTTGCGATCACGCCGGGTAATGAGTTGCTCTGAGCACAGCTGCTGTACATACTCAGCGTCCACCTGCGGCAGGTGCACATACCCTTTGGGGAAAACGATCTCACCGTCTTCGGTGACTTCCACCGTCGCGCGCAAGTGGTTGAAGAGCTCAAGCTTGGCAATGCCGCCCACGACTGCATAGACCCTGAGCCCCCGGCGCAGGCGTTTGCCACCGGTGGTCATGTCGACCGCAGTGGGCAAACCCACCAAGGCCGCGCCCCGCGCGACCCCTTTCATCGGCAAGAGCCGGGGATCGCGCTGGGTGCGCGTGAAAAAGTACGCCTCTTGGGTGGCGTAGCCGGTATCGAGCCCCATGCGCACAAGGCGCATCGTCACGCCGCTGGCGTGGGTCCAGCTTTCTTGCAGCATTTCGCCCAAGCGGCGCCAGACCGAGTCGCGTGCGGTGTCTCCGTCAAGCACTCGGTGTTCAATGAGCCACGCATGTTGCTGCCTGCCAAAGCCCCAGACGGAGATCTCGATGCGGTCTTTTTGCACGTCGATACCGGCGGCCAGCAGCAGTGCCCCATAGGGCACGGTGCCGATGCGGTAGCTCTCTCGCCGCTCCAGCAGGCGTTGCCATTCGGGTGTCTCGCCCTGCTCCACCCAGGTTTCGCCGAGCTCGGTGTTTTTAAAAGCCTTGAGCGCCACCGCTGAGCCTTGCGCCAACTCCCAGGCCTGGGCAATTTCCTTCCAACTGCGCCAGCCAATGGGGCTGTAGAGGCTGGATAGATGAAAGCCTGCCGTGCGGCTCTGTCCAGGACAGGTAGCTACCCACCGGCCCGACTCCAACATCTGCGTTTTGGCGTGTTCCTCGATGGGCTTTTCACATGCCTCACACAGGTAGTGGGCCGAATCGGGCTTGCCCTTGACCCAGCTCAGGCGCTCAAAGCGCAGCCTCTGCTCATGCGCGCAATGCGGGCACGGCACCATGAAGTGACGCTGATCAGACTGCTCGTACTCGCGCTCAATGCGTGAGGCCCCGGCAATCGTGGGCGTGGAGACAATGAGAATTTTTCGGCGCGCGAAGGTTCGGGTCCTGGCCTCAGCCAGTGAAATCGCATCGCCTTCGCCTTCCACATCGCCGGGATAACCGTCGACCTCGTCCAGGAACAAGTAGCGCACCGGCATGGAGCGCAAACCCACTGCACTGTTGGCACCGGTGAGCACCAGCACCCCACCGCGAAACTCCTTGGACAAGACCGTGTTGCCGGAGTCACGCGAGCGGGCCGGGGCGATCAGGGCTGAGAGCGTCTCGCTTTCTTCGATCAGGGGGTCAATGCGCTGCTTGGAGTTGCGCTTGGCCATCTCCACCGTTGGGGCCACTGCCATCATGGGGCCCGGTGCCATGTGGATCACATAGCCAATCCAGTTGTTGCCCGCCTCAGTCCCACCAATCTGCGCCCCCTTCATGAACACCACGCGCTCGACCGGAGAGGATGGCGAAAGGCAATCCATGATCTCGCGCAGGTAAGGTGTGCGCGCCGTGCGCCAGCGCCCCGGCTCTGAAGCCGACTTGGCCGAGAGCATGCGGTACTGATCAGCCCACTCAGACACGCTGAGCAAAGGGTCAGGGGTCAGCCCTTCGCGCCATGCTTGCGCGATCGCCTCCCAGCCGTCGTAGTGATCCAGCACATCGGTATTCCTGATAGATTGAATGTGACGGGCCTGAACTTGGGCGCTGCCGGTGGCAGGAGTGAGACGAGAGACACCGTCAGTCGATTTGCACCGCGATCTCGCCGATTTCGATCAGTTGCTGACGCACCGCGCTCTCCAGCAACGTGTACATGCGGTGCGGCGGCACTTGTAAGTCCGAGGCCATCTGCAGCGCTACGCGTGCAGGCCAATTCAGCCATGCCTCACGCTCGGCGCGCGCAATGCGGTAGACGTGGGCCACCGCTTCCGCACGGTCAACAAGTTCGCCCTTCAAGCGGGCCAAGCGCACCTTACTGGTCTGTGCCTTGAGGACCTCGTTGGCTGTGCGCGCCTGCAAGAGCGTGGTACCGCCGCTCGCAGAGCCGCTTAGACCGGGATTTGTCCCTGCGACAGCGCCTGCCTCTCCCAAGGTCTCGCGCACGCTTTGAATGGCCTCATTGGGAACGGAGCGCTGCGTCGTTCGCTGAGCGCCGCGTTGCTGCGCGGCATCGGTGTTGCGCTGCCACTGCTCATCGGCTCGCTGCACATCGATGCTGCCGTCGGCATTGGCCGCGATGCGCCCAGTGTTGACAGCCTTGCGCACGGCGCCTTCCGACACACCCCTGTGGCGGGCATAAGCACGCATGGACAGGATTTGGCTCATGGCACAGGCCTTTCGAAATCACGGTCAGGGATGAATGCGTTAGCCATGGGGTCGTGGCTATCTGTACTGCCAACTGCCTGTGGTGATTTGCTAGGGGTTTGGGCGTGATTTGGAGGGCATGCGCGGCCCAATGCGGCCGTATGCGGGCATGACCGGTGAAGCCACGCCCAGTGTCCGAGTGAATCAGTCTGAGACTTGCCCAGACTTGATGTTGTTCGCAAATGAAGCGTTCATTGAGGTGTGAACGCTATCAATCAGCCCAATCAGACCATTTCAACCCAACCCCTTTGATCCATTTTTTTGGAGCGCCGCATGAGCCACCACAGCACCAGCCAAGTCAACCCCGCCCCCGACGCACTTTTCGAAGCAATTGCCCGCGAGCACCTCTTTGTCGAGACCCTGCAGACCCGCGACTGGGATCGGCTGGATTTTCATGAAGTGGCGGTTTGGGGGATTCGCTCGGCCTTGAAAGCTGCCTACGAGGCAGGCCAAAACGCCAGCCAGCGCGCAGCGAAGCCAACCCGCTCGCCAACCGCAAAACCCAGGCGCGCCAGGACAGCCGGCCCAGCCTCTGCAACGCCTGTCGACAGTGCCGCTGCAGTGCTTTGAAGAAATGTGTCATCACCCAACTTTCTAAGGAAATCACATGCCACTGAGCCAGACCCAACGACAAGTACTTGAAGCCGCCTTGGGGCACCCCGAGCGGCTGGTGGTGCACTTTCCCGCTCACCTCAAGGGTGGTGCCCGCGGCAAAGTGCTGGCCGCCCTCATCAGCGCAGGCTTCATTACCCAGCACCCCAAATCGTCCGCAGACATGCCTGTTTACGCCGTCAGCCGCTCGGGCCTTTCAGTACTCGGTATCGAAGCCCCCACGCCACAGGCAGCTGCTGGCAACACTTACAGACCGAACGACCGCAGTGCAGCAGGCGGACTGCGTGAGGGCACCAAGCAAGCCACGCTGATTGCCCTACTCAAGCAAGCGCAGGGCGCCAGCCTGAGCGAGATGGCTCAGGCCAGTGGCTGGCAGGCACACACCATTCGCGGCTTCATGGCTGGCAGCCTCAAAAAGAAGCTGGGCTTGACGGTGACGTCCGAAAAGGCCGAGGGGCAAGAGCGGCGTTACCGCATTGCTTAAAGAACACCCCTTAATGAACACCCCTCAACCACAGGAGATCCACCATGAGTACAAGATCAATGACCCTGACCATCGAACGCACGCCGCTGATCGTAGAGATGGACAGCAAATCCCTCCAGTTTGAAGTCCTGGGCATCCGACTGCCCTTTGCCCGCAAACCCGCCGACCTGGGCGACATGTGCCCAACAGGCAACGATCTGGTCTACATCACCGAAACCCGACTGATGAGCCCTGAAGAGTTCGATGCCTTCACCATGAATTTCATGAAATCGCGCGACTGGCTCTCAGGCAAGGGCGGCTGCGTGGGCGAGGCACGCCTCTGCGTGGAAATACACGCCCCTGGCAGACCCTACTTGTACGTGGATCCATCTGGATCCGACTACGCCCGCTATGTGGGCCGTTTGGGGTGAAAAAACTTCTTTTGATGAACGCTTTACTTCTCGCCCTTACAGAGCGTTCATAGAGCCATCAAAAAACTCAATGAAATAAGGAGCCTGCCATGAACGCTACCGATTTAGCACCAGTAACAGCACCAGCACTAGCCTTAGCCACCGCCCTGCCTGCGTCACAAAACGAGTCCTTTGGCTTTTGGGGCACGATGGGTGGCTACGCCTGCCTGGCCTGGCCGCTGGCGATGCAGGCCATATGCCGTGCCACGAACGAAGACGCCCATGATGTGCGGGTGTTCTTGGACAGCCGCTTCGGTCGGCACTTTTCCGATTCCGTCAACGACGCTCGACATCAAGGCCTGGATCTGACCGCAGCCATTGAGCAAGCCGTCACGCATTGGATGACTTAGCGAATTGGGCGAACCGCCCATCAACGCTATGACATCCCCATGGGCACACCGCACCTGGTGGGCTTTGTGATTCACTGCAGCGTCGTCGAAGACGCGGCAGGCGATGTTTGATCCGGTGATGTTTTCTGCTGCCTTGCAGCTTCCAGGGTCAAGCCGTCACTTTGGCGAACAGCCTCTTTACCGCTGTAGTCCTGCCAGCGCTGAATGATCACATCCACGTATCTGGGATCGAGCTCCATCAGGCAGGCATGACGGTTGAGTTTTTCGCAAGCGATGAGCGTGGTGCCAGAGCCGCCGAACAGGTCAATCACCGTGTCCCGGCTCTTGGATGAATTCTTGAGTGCACGCTCGACCAACTCCACAGGCTTCATGGTGGGGTGCAAATCGTTGACGCGAGGCTTGTTGTAAAACCAAACATCCGACTGGTCACGGTCTCCGCACCAAAAGTGGTCTGAGCCCTGTTTCCACCCGTACAGGATGGGCTCGTACTGTCGCTGGTAATCCGCGCGCCCAAGAGTAAAGGCGTTCTTTGCCCAAATCAAAAACGTGGACCATTTGCCCCCTGCATCGAGCCAGGCCTTTTGCAAGGTGTGCAACTCAGATGAGCTCATGCACACATAGCAGGCGCCCTTGGTCACGGCCAGCAGGTTCTGACAGGCGTCGTGCAGGAATTGATAAAAGCCGTCTCCTAAGGCGTCGTTCATGATGCGCCTGCCTTTGCCGCGCATCTTGTCCTTGGCACTGTTGCCGTAGTCGACGTTGTAGGGGGGATCGGTAAAGGCCATGTCGGCCAGCTGGCCACCCATCAGGGCTTGCACGTCTGCTGACACCGTGGCGTCTCCGCAAAGCAGGCGGTGGTTGCCCAGGATCCACAAATCCCCAGGTCTGGAAACAGGGTCTACTGGTGTCTCTGGGATGGCGTCATCCTCGGTCAAACCACCGCCTTCTTCAACGTCATCAAAAAACCCATCCAGCTCCTCTTGGCTAAAGCCAATGAGCGAGAGGTCGTAGTCCATCGACTGCAGCTCTGCGAGCTCCAATTTCAAGAGCTCCTGATCCCACCCGGCGTTTTCTGCAATGCGGTTGTCAGCCAGGATGTAGGCCTTCTTTTGCTCAGGGGTCAGGTGCGCCAGCTCGATGACAGGCACATCTTTAACGCCCAGCTTTCTGGCCGCCATCAAGCGCCCATGGCCCGCAATCACGCCCTTGTCTCCGTCCGTGAGGACCGGGTTGGTCCAGCCGTACTCCACGATGGAGGCTGCAATCTGGGCAACCTGGGCATCGCTGTGCGTGCGTGCGTTGCGTGCGTAGGGAATGAGCGCGTCAATGGCGACCATTCGGATCTGAGGTTGTTGCATCTGGAGCCTGTGAACAATGGCGGGACAGCACTGGCCTTGAGCCGGCTATAGCGGTCCTGGTTGGCTGTGCGTACCCGGTGCGTACGCGTACCCGGATTTCGGGGCTATCGGTAGCGAAATCTCGCGCTGTTGCCCCCCTCATAGCATCGCGGCCAGGAAGGACCCGTTGATTTCGTGAGCCGGTGCTTGGTGTAGCGGGACTGGGGTGCTCGTTCGAGGCCTTGGTCGCGTAGTGCACTCAGTGCCGTGCGTTCAAGGCCTCACCATAGCCGTAAATGTAGACCCGAATCGCCGAAATGTTGCACGGGTCAAAAGGGCCTCAAACCCGCGCATTTACCCTGCGATTCGATTAGCGCCGCGCACGCGATTTAAAACACGCCAATTTCCTCAAGGCGCGCGCGGCTTGCCCGGTTCAGGGTGTGATCAACGCACCTGGTTGAGCCGATCGGTGATGACTTGCATGTCGCGCTTCCAGCGCCGCCAGGCTGTCGTCCGGTCACAGGCAAAGCGCCTGCTGATTTCCTGCCAGTCGTAGCGCTTGGCGCGCATCCATACCAACAGCCGCTCATCAACTTCCAGCACCTGCACCCAGTGCATGACCTCGAGCATGAGCTCGACCTCCTTGGGCGAAGGCGGTGGAAGCCGATAGAGCTTGTCTCGGTCCGGATAGCCTTCGAGCTCGCTGCGCACGATCACAGGCCAGGCGCTCACATAGCCTTGGACAGCAACTCGGGGTAAGCGCCTGGCGGTTCGGGCTGCCTCCGTGAACCGGTCAGCCACGGCTTCTAAGGTCCAGAGCTCAACCATGATCACCTCCTGGCGCGGGACGCTGACCATAGAGCCGCTCGCCAATGCTGTGGATCAGCTGACGCTCGAAATGAGTCAGGCGCTTGTCCTCTGGAGTGACAACCAGGATATGCTGCTCCCGCCAGCCTTGGCGCTTGGTGGTTTCTACGTCCATGGAAGTGGCCTGCATGCGCCCCAGGGGCGAAGGGTAACGAGGCTCAGGGCATTTCATGCGCGGTCTCCTTTGCTCCGATTAACCCTGTGTGGATGCGCCGCCGATCCGTTCAAGCCGGCTGCTGCCGGGTTGAACACAGGCAATGAGCTCAGTGTTTTGGACAAGGGTGCTGACGCAGTCGACGCGGCAAAGCACAAGGCTTCTATATGCGCGTACGCACGCCCGCGTAAAGGACTACTGTTTTGAACCGTCAGTTGCGTCAGATGGTCGATTTTCAAAGTCATGTTCATGGGGTGTCTCACTCATTCGTCGTTGTAGGGATAGGTGCGTGTGGGCATGGCTGTGGGCTGCTTCAAGTCCAAGCCGACATAGCCTCGAACGCCCATGGGGTTGCGCCACTTCTCGAAGCGTTTGGCGAGCAAGGCATCCGAGAAGCGGCGCTGTGTGCCCACGTACTCGCCACTCATCTCGGCCCACTGCTTCCAGTCGTTGAACAGCGTGGCGGTCAGCGCCTTTAGGTTGGCGCCCTGGTTGCAACGCTCTGCCAGCCAACGACCCATGGCGTCTTCTGCTTCGAAGTACTCTTCGGTGGCCTGCACGACCGATTGCGGCTGCTTCAAGCCCTGGACCTGCCAAAGCAAACAGCCCTCCAGCGCCCAAGCCAAAATCCCGTCGCGCTCGGCCAGGAGCTTGTCGCTCAAGAGCGGATCGCGCTTGTCTGCCGGCACCGTGATCGTGAAAGGGATCAAGTGCATGCGCCGCCTCATGGCCTCGTCGATGTTGCGGATCGCAGGCTTGTGGTTGCCGGCAATGAGCAACTTGAACTGCGGCCGGTACGTGAAAAAGTCCTGGTGCATCAGGCGCGCCGTGATGTCATCCCCACCCGTGATGGCCTTGATCTTGGATTCATTCCAGCGCCTGCCCTGCTCGGTTTCTGTGGCCGAGACAAAGCGCGCGCCGCGCAAACCAGCCAGGTCTGTCGGGTGACGGTCCGTGCGCGTTTCCATGAAGGTGTCCATGGGCGCGTTGGCTGCGTAGTCGCCCAAAACGGTGGAGACCACGTTGACAAACACCGACTTGCCGTTGGCACCTGTGCCGTACAGAAAAAATAGGGCGTGGGTACTGATGTCACCCGTGAGGCAATATCCCACGACCCGCTGCAGGTAGTGCTGCAATTCCTCGTCGCCGCCTGTGACATTGACCAGAAAATTACTCCACACCGGGCACAACCCCTGGGGCGTGGCCGTGGTGACCTTGGTCATGCGGCGCTCCCGGTTGTGGGGGCCACGCATGCCGGTTTTGAGGTCAACGATGCCGCCTGGGGTATTCAAGAGCCAGGGGTTGGCATCCCACTCCTCCACCATGGCGCTGTGTCGGGGTTCTGAACGCACAATGCGCTCGATGGCCGACATGGTGCCCGCGCTGGCGAGCCGCGACTTTTGCTTTGGTCCTTCGGCAAAGAGCGAGCCCACGCGCGCGACCTTGCGGCACAGGTGCTGCACGTACAAAGCCTTGTCCACGTTCCAGCGCACGCCGTTCCACACCAGCCACTTGCCCCAGGGCGCGCAGTAGCGCCAGTCTTCGGCAAACTCGTGCGAGAACGCCAGCGCCAAGCCGTCCTCGGTGGCGTAGTCA